GGCATCCCTCCAGCCGTTCTCCAGGGTTTCTGCCACGGCACCACGCCCGTTTCCAGGCAATCAATAATCTTCTGGGTAACCACTTCGTACAAATCGAATTTGTTCATGATTGTTTGCCGCTGCCTTGCGGGCTTGTTTTGGCTTCTGGCACGCCGGTTAATTTTTATTGGGCATACCAGGTTGAGCCGTGCGGATCAGGTCAAGGGTGAATGTCTGTTTACATCCCGGTCACTGCGATCACTGAGCGAAGCCGAAGTGAGCTTGTCGTAGTGCCGTGTGATGTAAACTGACCAAACACGAAGTGACGAAGGGTGCTGCATATGAATTTAAACCGGCAGCACCCGCAGTCCCTTTACCGTTCCGCATGGCGATCAATAACTTCGCGCAATAATGAGTAACCAGCTAATTCTTCTTTGTAATCTCCTTTGATAAGGGTTCTTTTTTGGTTCTTTTTTCTTGCCCGCTATCTTTCAAGAAAAAAGAACCGCGCTATTTTTTAGGCCGTAGGGGTCCCTGAAAAATAAGAGCGATAGCGGGCGCGTAATTCTTTTTGCCAACTTTTTCTTTGAAAGAAAAAGTTGCCCAGATCAATAGAAAGGTCTTTGCGGTTTATTTTTATGTAAAATTCAAGGAATCAAGCAACTGAATGATAAAAATGATTTTATTTTTATCATTCAGCGATGATATAACCGAACACGCCCTATTCAAAACGGCAGAAAAACGCCCGATTTTGTAGGATATATGCAGAGTTTTGCATACGTTAAAGAGGTTTAAACCGTTAATTTTCTGCTCAAATTCAGTCCTATTATACAGCAATAATCACAATGACACATAACAGAAAGATAGGAAGACAGTCCTTGTGATTATTGATTCCGCTTCTTGTGAACATGCTTGGGAGCTGTTCACATAGTCCTATTTCATCAACTCTTTTAGATGCATCGAAATATGTTGATACCATATAATAACAGTCCTGCTTATGTGGGTCATGGGCAGGACTGTTCTAAATTCTTGGTGATACAAACGTACTTTGGTTAAGGTGAAGCAACTGTCCATACTTTGTCCAGATACGCTTATCAACAGCATCACTAAAGTGGGTTGCTTCTTCAGGCAGGATCTTGTTCTTACGTTCAGAGCTTTTATCTTTCTCAAACTTACCATCTTTGTCAATGACCTTTGTGTTGTTCATTGATATCAATGTGAACTTGCACTTCCTGCCATTGATGATGAACTTGGGATATCTTGAGTCTTTCCCTTTCAAGATGTTCATCCACAACAGATACTTATCATGTTGCGGGGGTTCCATACCTTTATGAACTTTTGTCTCGACAATCCAACCGTTCTTTTGAAATCGGTCAATAGATTGTTCGTTATAGCTCTTTGAGTTCTTTGCATTCGGTTGTCTTGAATCGCCATAACGATCACGATAATAGATGATCTTCCTGGTTGGATGTGCTCCATAATACTTACAAAACTGATCAACCAATTCATCTATCATTACCCCTGGGGTATTTGTCTTGACAAAGAATTCGTTGATCGTACAATCTACAGGTTCAACGATCTTTGTAACGAAGTTGTAGTTGCGCTCCTGGGCAACTGAGAACAGTGCCATCTTTGCACCCCAGTCGGGGACTATCTCCAATGGCTTGTTTGGATCGCAATCAAGGTCGAACTGACAATTCTCGTTCTCCAGTTTGCCAATATCCCAATTGCTGTCCTCTGCAATTCCCCTTATAAAATCATCGTTATAGGCATCATAATAAATATGGGTCTGTGGATCGAGGCTATAATAACAGTCCTCTATCTGGTCTATTATCCAGTTAAGGATCTCAACCATAAATGTCAGGAGGTTTTGTTTATCAAACTCCCTGACTATATACGACATACCAAGATTCTGGATATTGTCGAAAGCATTTGCAAGGGTAAACAGGATGCCATCTTTTGAAACAAAAGGGGCTATCTTTTTCTTTAGCCTTACCGTTTCGTTCCAAATATCCTTAAACAAACGGTTGTCTTTATCCTTATAAGCCTGGATCAACTGCAACTGCAGCTTTACTATCCGGTTCCAAATGTCGAATATCTGAATGCCCGCTTCCTCCTTATAATAGTTGCCATAGTTTAACAGCCATTTTTGGTCGTGTGTATATGGCATTGAAGAAACGTACCTGAAACCATGATGTTGTTTTACAGGTTTGCGAGATTTGAACCCAAAATGTTCCTCATTGCCACGGTTGGCAGGAGAAACCTCTTCGTCATATCTGGGTTTGTTCAGGGTCAATGCCTCATCAACAATCTCGCGGTCAAGGTTGGGGCCACGGGCAGATCCTTTTCGTTCCTGCGAAAGCATCAGAAATCCGGTGCCATTCGAGAAGGAAATAAAATTTTCGTACTTCGTCACTTTCTCGTATGGCTCTATAAATGTTTTAGGAGGTTTCCCGCCGATCTTAAAATCCTTTTCTTTTTCGTAGCCAAGTTTTTCAAGAAATTTGAGCGTCGATGGAAGTGTCCGGGTATAAATCTGCCCAAAAGTGCGACCGGTTATCGAGTTGACAGACCTTGGCATTGTACGGACAATGTTGTTGATCTCCCATCCTATTATATACGACTTTCCCGTACCACGTCCATGGATATCAACTTCGCTTTTTGCATCGTTGATAACCGACAATTGCTGCGGAGCATTCAGGTCGATCAGTTCTGTGATCATGATTTCATGATTTCTTCAGCTTCAACATCTGTAATTTCGTTCCCGCCATAAATTGCCCTGTTCAATTCCTGTAGGGCAGCGGTTGGCAAGTCCTTTAGGCTATTAAGGTCAACTTTAAGCTGGCGGTTATCGTTCTGGATCAAGATATAAAACTGGTGCTTTTCGTTACGCTCAGGATCTGGTAGGTCTTCCGGCTTTTCGCCAATCAATTTGATCAGGTTGGCATGTTCCATGGCGATAATTTTGCGGTCTTTATCGGTACTGGCATTTCGGCAGATTTCAATATTTTTCACGATATCGTTAAGAAGCCAATTGCGCCAAAAATCAAAATCGAAAGTATGCAAGGTATTGAACAACCTTAACGACATCCTCAAATCTTCGTAGGCTTGCCTTTGGCTGATCTCAGGATATTTTTGTCTGTGCACATTAACAGCATGTCGCTGTACCGGATTTTTGTCCAATATTTTCGATGCGGAAACAATACGGTCAAGCATTTCTTTCCTCTCCTGCGATAGCGGTGAGCTGTCAGGATCGAGCATATATGCTTTGATCTGTTCGTATTTTGTTTCTTCAAGTGCAGTTTTGCTCATTTCCTCGATTCCTTTTCAAAATTTAACATTGCTGTTTGTGCTGGGGTACTCCCGTTCAATGCCGATTGTTTTATCGACTTTCGTAATTCGATTTCAGTTGTTAACCTACCTTTGAAATACGCTACAGAACAGGGAGCATCCGATTTGCATTCAACTGCTATATGGAAATATTCAGCATCATCTTCTGTCAGTCCTAAATTAACAGCAATTTCTTCCGGAGAAAAAAACAAAGCTGCCATGTTTTCTATTTCGTTAAGTTGTTCCGCGCTCAAATTCATGTTCAAGTACTTTTAGGTCGAATTCAAAAACTTCCCTATCTGTAAAAATCGTTCCACGCTCAAGCTTTGGATTATCAGTTGCGTTCTGGCTCGTTACGATTGAGATGTTCCATTGATCGTTCCAAAGTAGGGCAACTTTGGCGTGTAACGACATGCACCGATAATTGAAGCTGGTTGCAATAATCTGGAACGGTTTCGGGCTCATCACCCTTACCCGATTGTCGAGTATCACCCTGAAAGTTAGGATAGAACCTTTGTTGATATGGTTTTGCAGCTGCTCTATGCTTTTTGTGCTGAACGAATACGAAGTCATCAGCACATTTACCGGCCCTGTTTGCCTGATCAGGTAAGCGATCAAGCGTACCAGGTTAAAGTTCCCCCAACTGTAGTAATGATGCTCCTTCCCGTTTTCGATCTGCCCAATCGCTTTTGTCAATGTCTGGTCGCAATTGGCAACAAAAACTGGCGTTGATCTGTCTTTCTTCATGCCAACATCACCGGTCGATTTCTCATCCGATGACGTTGGCGCACTCCAAACGATGTCGTTACTTCTTACAAGCATCTTCCTGTAAAGGGTTTAACAACATCATTTCAATTTCTTTTATCCATTTGTTACGCTCCTGGACCCGCATTTCGATTTTTATCCGCTTTGGTCCGTTTGGCATCGGTGTTTTCACGTCGTGGTTTTCGTTTCCCTGGTAATCGAGTATTGTCTGGTCTTTACTGTTGCCAGTCTGGAGGTTTTTTTTCTGCCGCTTCAGCTCTTCGGTGTCCATTCCTGCATATTTTGAAATAGGTTGTTCATCAGGTTTTTCATCGGGATAAAGTTCCCTTTCGTTGGGAACTGTCCCTTTTTTGTCGAAAGTATCTTTAGCAGAGTAAAGGACCTCCAGCCTATTCGATATCGATTTGATCACGCTGAAAATTTCCTGCCTTTTCGTACAAACGCTTTCGGCGTTCGATTCTGGCATCTGGCACATTGCATCGTGCAACTTGCTGCGCTCTTGAAAAAGTTCAGCATATTCGTGGATCATGCGCCTGATCACCTTTGGGTATTCGGCCAACGGTTTAGTATCGATGGTTTCGACCACTGCCGATAACGGAACTTCTGAATGAATTGTAAAGGTGGCAGCAGCCGTCAATTTTGCGACCGGTTGCAGCTTTGCCCTTTTTTCACAACTTACAAATTGGCTGCCCTGGATTTCGGCAATAAAGTCCTTCCAATTTGCGAGCGTTGCAACTCCCGAATTTTTCAACAGCTCGTAAGCAAGTTTGTCGCCCATGGTGCGCTGCTTGCCAACGAACATACCAGAGTAATATTTTTGCCCTGTTACCTGGACCAACAGCGCAATGCCCTGGTTATAGTCCATGCCGTTGCGGACCCATTCGGTTACGGTTTCTTTGTTTGTCATAAATCAGATATTGAATGTATTAATTTGAATTCCAATTTTTTGCGAAGGTATTCGCGTTCGCCTGCCTTGAACATCTTGATCAGGTTGGCACCGCTCAGGTATTTCTCGAACAGGGCGGCACCCTCCTTAAAATCGCGCGGACCTGCAAGCCAACGGGCTATCTCTATATAGCGGTCGCTCAAGTCGGTGGTTTCCCATCGCGATATTTCGGCGAACCGGTTGTATAGCCATACCTTCAGTGATGGGTTCAACCCCGAATCGTTGAACGCCATAAACTGGCACCGTTCCAAACGGTTGTTCAATTGATCTGTCGTATAGTTTGCGAAAACGGTCTGCTTTTCGCCATCAAGCTGCTGACCGGTATCGCCATAAACAACATTCCCATAAAGGCTTTTCATGGTCAACCCTTTGCCTTCGCCAATAGGGAACGGAGCCATTACCTCTGTAAAAAGTTTCTTATTGAACACTATTGGTGTATGGCAGTCGTAATTGTAGGCCGTCAAACTATTACGGTTAAGGGTTTCCATGGTGCGTTGTAACCTTGTGCGCCAGTAGTTCATGCCCCAAAATGTTTCGGGATAGGTATTCATGTCGCCTTTGTGGTAAGCGGGGATATTCCCCAAGTCCATTTCCTGCAATAAAATATGGTCATCGTTGATGAACAGGAAGTTGTCCGATAGCCGTTCATCGGCACAGGCAACCCATACTTTGTGCGCGATATTGCCATCGGCGTTAACGGTAGGGTTATAGATGTCGGTTGCCTCTATGTGGATCACATCCTCCGAAAGGAAATCTGGCCGTGTTCCCACAACAAATATCTTCCCGACGTTTATTCCATACGTTTCGATGCTCCGGAGCGAAAACCTCAGTTCATTGTTTGCCCAATTCGATCCTGTCCCCAGCACATACACAACATCGATGGTTTTGCCATCCGATGGGGCAACCTTTATGGGTTTAGTCCGTACGATTGGGGCAAGCAGCTTTATCTCTTTTTCAGTCTTGCCGTTCATGCCTGGCGTATCGGTATGCACCAGTGCCAGATCTATCCATTTCGATTCTCTGATATATCGGTTCAGCTCTGTGGCAAAATAGAAATCGGCATTGTAAACCGGTTTCGACTGCGTGACCTTCGCAAATCTGGCATGGAAAACAAACGATCCCCAATCTAT